CCCCGCCAGTATTGGTGTCATGACGGAACGACACCGCCAGTGTCTTGGTGGAGGAAGGTGTGCTTTCCCATGTCCGCCAATTGGCTTGTAGTCGGGCAGTCTCCACTTTAAGCCATCATAAGAGCGGCATTGAATGGTTGTTCTAGAATCTAGGGTTGCAAGGGAACTGATCCCTTCAACAATATCGTTGTTGTCCTCATAAAACTGACTACGGGTTGCATTGGTGACTGCGTGGATACTTGTGCGGGCTACGGCCTCGGCTTGTCTCTTGGTCACACCTAACGAACCGTGCGTAACATCACCCCGTGCCTTGCCCAAAAGCCTCCGTGTCGCTTGATCTGTGCTTTCGCCCATCAATAAGCTCTTGCGAATATCGCGGGCAATACGATCCCGTGAGGAACCGCTCAAACTATCCCACCAACCTGGGCTGCCATCTTTCTTCAGATATGAAAAAAGTGGCTGACCTTCAATCAGGGTTCGATCAATCACCTTAGAATAGAAAGCTGGTGGTGCCGTTGTTGCCAACAAGGGAAGCTTCAGCACCGTGTTGATTTCGGTGGCGGCTTGAGCGTATGTCCCTACAACCAAGTCGTTCAACAGTGGGTTCATTTCCGCTTCAATTGGCTTGATTGCTTTTTGCTCTAACAAGCCTGTGAAGGTTTGAATAAAGGCCCGCAACCGCTCTCGGTTGTTCCAAGTGAGCGAGTCCCAATTTTCCAACAGGACTTTCATCATTTCGGAACGGGCTTCCCTCAAGGCTGGTTCTAGAATTGACTTGATCGCATTCCTCTCAAGCTTCCCAAGGTCGGCGGCTTCCATGAAGATTTGATCTTCAATTAGTTCACTCCATGTTGCCATTCGTCACCGGACTTGGCTTGGGTTGCTCAAAAAGATTTGAACCAAGCTGTTTGATGTTGTCTTGCTCTTGCTCAAAAGTTGTCCCGTCAGGATAGACTTCCAGCTTCTTCCGTAGGTTAAAGGCGGTCTGAGGCGAAACCACTCCTTGAATTTCGCTTTCGTTTATTGCCTTCAATACATTCGGGTCGAGTGATTCCTCTATGAAATCCCGATTCAACAGGTACGAATATTCTTCATTTGTTGAATCCTTGCCGTTCCACAAAAGCCAGTAGTACATAATGCCTTCAATTGCTTCTTCGGTAACACGGACAAGGTTGTTGAGGATACTTGTTTCCGCTCCCATTCTCGTATGGGCCGCTTCCGCGCTTTCCACTTGTCTACGGGGCTGAAGAAGTCTTGCTCCCATCATGACGGCTTGAATCAACTTCTCGTCCATTGCATCTTTCAAATGCGACATTCCCGATCCTGCAAACTCCAAAAAGCCAATCTTGGCATCTGGTGGTTCAATGACGATTGGGGTAAATGGGCCGAGTGTGAAGGTTGCGTCCGTTTGTCGTATGCCCGTAATGTACGGGGTCGGAACTCCAATAGCATGAAGCCCTTGCTCGTAATCGGCACTGTTCCGAAAGTAGGAAAGCAAAAGGTTGGAAAGGTTCAGCATTGGTGGGTCGTTGCAATCCATCCCAAGGCGGTCGGAATTGATAAAAACGATTGGAATGAACCCCATTGATTGCCCAGCTATTGTGGGTTGCCGCACATCCTCCAGTATCTCCCCGTCACGACCTTTTTCGTATTTGTGGGCCACATATACACCTTCATACAGTTTAAGCCGTAAAAAGGACTCTCTGACCTTCATGTTCGGGTGATGCCGATCAAAGCTGACTTCTCTCAACAAGATTTCCCGTGAAGCACCTTCAGAACCCCAGTTGAGAATATCCTCCGCTTTGTATAAGTGGATAAAGAATCGGTTTTGTTCTTGGTCAAAATCTAAGACCAAGGCACACCGTCCCGTTATCATCAACTCCCGCAAAATCCGGTTGGATAAAATATCAACGGATTCGTCATTGGTCGTTACTCCTTGGTTGTCCATCCAATCAATAAGCTCTTCATTCCCTTGGCTGATCGGTGACTTGCGGAATATATCTCCAAGTCTTCCGTTTACCGTAGATTCAAAGATTCCAGGCAAGGTGGCCCGTGTTACATATTCATGAAACGCCCAATCCGCCATCCCGTCCGGTCTTGGTAAGTAAGCATACTGCTCCGCATAATTCTTGATCGCATCTTCCCCTTGGTACAAGTGCCTGCACCGATTCCAAAAAGGGTAGAACCACTGATACTGTGGGTGCCGTATATTTAGAAAATCGTAATTCATAAGCCTTGCGCTCTAAATTGTTTCAATTGTGGACTGCGGTTTGGTCGTTCTTGGCAAAGACAATAACCAAGGGCTGTAGTGACGTGCTGCTCACGGGTTGAATCATCTTCGATATAACCTGAGCCTTTTTTCAGTTTGGTTGTGTCCAAGCCTTTGATGAGCGTGCGGCATTTTGGATCAATCCGAATTCGGACGGTCCCGTTAGCATCTTTAAGAAGGGCGTTCACTACATTGTGCCGCTCTCGGATCGGCGGATTTGCCCTTGGAACTTTTTGATTTTGAAATCCCGCTTTTGCCAAGATTTCGTAATCGGTAACCTTGCTTCTTGTGTCTCTTGCGTTCCCCGTAGCATCTCCGTACACAATCACTTCGGGGAAGTTTCTGTAGCGGTATTGGAATTCCGTCACCGCATCATTGGTATCTGAGCGGTCCAGTATGATCTCATCAAGCACACAAAAGAGATCGGCCTTTGCGTGATACTGGAGGATGATTGAACTCATGGGTTTGCCGTAGCCGATATTGAAATCATGACTCCAAAAAAGCGGCAAATTTGGCTCAAACTCACACGGGCCAACATGCAGCTCCCGATTAAAACTTGTGTAAATCTTCTCACTATCTAAAGCGACCCATTCCGCCAAGACCATGCGCTTGAAGGTGGCTTCCGAATAAGTGGCCTTGAGCGTTTGTAAATACCCGTCCGGTAAGTAGGGGTTCGCTTCCGTCTTGGCATAAATTACTTGCTGAAGCTCAGGTTCATAATTTTCAACGAAGCGGGTGTACATCCATGTCGAGGGGTCATCCAGTGTCGTAGTAAAGAGGGCTTGAGGTCGTTCCATCTTCCGGTCACGGAGACGGGCGTTGAGAATATCAATTGCTTCATGCTTGGTCTGCCAAACCTCATCCGCCCAGTACCAGCCCACTTCCAGACCGGACAACCTTTCGTAATGTTCCAAGGAACGCAAAAGGATCCGCACCCAGTGCCTTCCATTGTGAACCATCAAATCCGCAGGGCCTTTCCCTCTTGGAAGGTTCCGTGGATTGGTCGCAATCTTGGATTCGGTCAGGAGTTGATAGAAGGCCCGTATCGTTGTGTCGTATAGTTGGTTGTAAGTATTTGATACGATCAACCCATAAACTTCCGCAGGGGTTTGCATGACTTTTTTTAAGGCCCACAAGCTTCCGACCATAGTCTTGCCAGCACCTACCCCACCCGCCAAAAATACTTCTTTCTTGGGGCTGGTGAGGGCTTCCCGTTGATGTGCCAATAAGTGCATTTATTGGTCGCATTCTTCCAACGAAACTCCCGTTCCATCCTCCAAAAAAACCTGAAGATTTGGGACAGCATGAAGGTCAACGCCTTGGCTTTCTAATTCCGCACGGATTTCCATTTTCAAGGTTTCTGGAATGCTGACGCCCCGCTTCTCAAATTCTCTACCGGTACGGATGGCGGTCCAGTTGTGTTCCTCTCTCATAGAGTACAAATCATTTGTCAGGACTTGAGCTTCGGAAAGTGTGACGGGTGAGGCTTCGCCCCAGTGCTTGGGATCAACCTTGGAAAGCCAGTAGGTAGCTGCACGAATATCGGGCGGGATGTGGCGATTTGTCTCTTTCACTTCCAAGCGGATAATTCTCTTGCCCGTTGCGTCCCTCAATTGGTTCACTTGCGATTCTTTTATTTCATAGCCCTTCGCCCTTTTGAAAATCGCTTGTGCAACCTCGGCAACGCCTCTTCTCTTTCCATCTTGGATTCTGGCCAACAGTGCAGAGTGGTCTCGTTTGTAGTCACTAAAAGCACGGGGCGAAATCCCGAACATTCTTGCAATGGAGGCTTCCGTGTATCCTGCCGCAATTAGGTTCTCAATTTCGTCCAAGTGTGGTTCAACCCATTGCTGGTACTGTCCAAATCGTTCCTTCATTTCTTCCCTATGTATCGGAGGTTCATTCCATGTTCATCCGGTTCAGTGGGCGGTACGAATCCTTCCTTGTATCA